GGTTGTAGAAACTGTACCGGTAGTCAGAGCCGCAGATGTAGCTGTAATTGCACCAAAAGACTGTTGCACAACAACGTTTGAAGCGTCTTCGTAGACCGACTTCTCGGATGGGTACGTTACAAATACATCCTTGGAGTTGGACGAGAATGTAACCAAAGAACCACTGTTGCTAGAAGACAGCACAGTGTCACGGGACAGCGTAGTACCAGAAGATGTGTATGTACCGATACCTACTTCCCATGTGCCCGCTGTGGAATCGACGATGGCGTAGTAAGTGGTGTTGCCGTTACCAACAGCCGCAAAAGACTGAAAGCCTGCAGCTGCGCCAGCCAATGTCAATGTGCCCGTACCGGCGGTGGTAGACGTTTCTTTTACACGGTCTTTTAGAACGAGAGCCATTTGTATTCCTTACGTTGGGATGTTCACCCAGCCGGGGGTTTGCGCATCGTTGATATTTTGCCAGTTTGCGTTCTGCGTGTCATCCACTACCACCCAGACAAGCGTATTACCAACATATACATAAAGCTGAATTCCAGTCACGGAAGCTACAATCGTGGCAACAACTGAAGGGGTGTCTGAAATTGTGGCGGTGTCGGCAATCCCAACGCTGTATGTTAACGCTGCAGCAAAAGTATCTGAGCCTGTGGCAGTGTCAGCAATATAAACAAGATATGTTGCCGCAGCATTGACGGAATCGGAAAGTGTTGCAGTATCCGCTAATATGCCACCTAGTGAAATTGAACCTTCTGCTATGGTAGAGATTGTTGCCGTATCTGCAATAGCCACAGGCATGGCCGACTCGCCAAGAGAGGCGAATGGTGCTTGGGCAAATGCGGCATATCCAAACACAGCCTACCTTTAAGAAGCTGTCAAAGAGAATGTGTAGGTGACTGCCAAAGAGTCGCCAGTTGTCACAGACTTATCGCCACCGGTGAAGTCGCCTTCAGCAAACAAAACACCGGACGTACCGCTAGAAGCATTGGTTACAAACGCACCGGCAATAGTTGCCGATCCGGTCATGGTAAATGACGTTGCGCCTGTACCAATAGTCACAGAAGGCGTAGCGGTCGTAGGTGTGCCAAAGCCAATAGATTTACGGCCACCAGAGTAGTCGGTGTTTTCAGTCCAACCAGCGTGGCTTGCTAATGTGTCACCTGCGGCGTAAGCAGTGCCAGAGCCGGGGCCAGTAATCAAACCAAAGTACAACGCAGTGGTATAACCAGAAGCCGTAAAGAAGCTGGCGCTCATGTACTGCAAGCCTTGGCTAGGAACCAAGTTGTGGAATGTGTCTTCCCACTTGAAGTTGCCGTCAGCATCGTGGCAAGTAACGGTAAACACACCGCCAGCTTGCAGGGCATCATTTTCTTTTCCGGTTGTTGTCAGACTTGCGTCAAACTTGTCCGAGGCTTTGCCAAAATCAATACTCATGATGTGTCCTTATGAGATACGCACGATGGCGTTGTTTGCATCGGGCGTTGGGAATGCAATTTGGAATGTGTCGTTGGACACAGTTTTGTCTGAACCAAAGTCAAGCACTGCCACTGACTTGTTGCCCTGAGTCACGTTGTAAATTAACGCGCCACGGCAGGTAAACGATGCGTTAGTCCAAGTCGTATTGGCAAACGAAATATATGCTGTTGGCACTGCGCTGGAGTTATTACCCGATGTAGGAGACACACTAATGGTCAGTGTGTTGCCACCAGCAGTGTAGCCTGTACCAACCACTTCGTTGGTTGTTGAATAAACCGTAGTGCCGGGGCCAATACTAGATGAGCCTGTGTACAACGCTACTTTGTAAGTATTAGGGGATGTAGGTCCAAAGTTGTGAACCGCCTGAAGCAGCTCAACTTTAAACGACGTGGTTGCTGTTTGTTGGATAGCCATATCAAGTTACCGCCTGTCTGTACTGGCCTGAACGATAAGCGTCTTGACGCTCCATACCATCGCCCAAACGTTTTGCAAGTGCAAGTGCCTCTTGGTACTTTTGATTGTACAGCCCCATCATGTCGGTCTCGCCCTTCATGTATGTGTATGCCTCAACCAAAGACCCGTACAACAGCACAGAGTCAAAGTTATCACCAAGCCATGTTTCTTCAGCCGTCACAATGGACTCAGGGTAATAGTAAAAATGCAACTCAACTGTGTAGTTGGCGTCTGGCTTTGGGCCAAGAATAAAAGACAACTCATTCGGTGCGTTGGTCTGTGCACCAAACAAAGCGTAATACTTTGGAAGCCCTGTATCGCTTGCGCTTGGGTAAGCCTGACGAATGAAGTTGACGTCCTTGTTCAACAAGTACTCGTAGTTGCCATCAGCGTCAATCACAGCCAAGGAATACGTGGCCAAGTAATCGTTTGGCGCAGACAAATAAGGCGTCGTTGAGGACACCGTACCGGTCATGTTCTTGCGAAGCGATGGGAACTGAACGCTGTTGTAAATACGCTGCTCAGCCTGCTTAACGAAGACAGGAATCTCCGCCACGAAATTGTCTTCCGTGTTCTCCGTATATGCTTGGATAGCAGCGCTGAGTTGCGTGTAGTTCATGCCATCGGGCCTCGTGCCATCAAGCCTTTAGTAGCTGCACCTGTGCCACGGATTTTGATGCCGCTGGTTTTGGTGGGCTTGTAAGGATTGCTACGCTCGTTAGCTACAGAAGTATTGGCCTTCAACGCCTCTTTAACAGGCATCTCACCGACAACAACTGTAGGTACTTTCTTAGGTACTTTGTATGTGGCCATGATTAGCCTCCACGACCAGAGCGACGACCGGGGTTCATTTGGTTGGCTACTTTAGCCAAGTTGCGACCCATCTTCAGCATATCGCTGTTAGTCTTACCACCAGCACGCAACTTGGTTGGTGCTTTGCCGGGGTGCATGTTTTTCTCGTGCTTGCGCACTGCTGTTTTAGCGTCCATTTTAGGCTCCTATCTGTATCGTTACTGTACCAACTTCTGCGTATAAAACCAAGTAGTTTGGTGTTAATCCATCAGCAGGGCCTCTTGCCCCACCAACAGGGTTCCAACCCCATTGAAAAACACGACTACCGGCTTCCGGAAAACCATCAGCATTAACCGCCGTGCTGTTGGTGTTTGCAATCTGCAGTCCGCTAAGACCAGATTGATAATAGCTTCGGTCAGGGCGAGGATTCCTCAAACCCTGTGGGTCATCAACCGGATACATACCCAGTTGCAACTGTGGCTGATCGGGATCCCAGCACTCTGGGCAAACCAACAAGTCGTAGTTCTTGGTCTTGATAATTTCTTTGCGCAATACTTTTAACTTGAACCGTTGATCGCAACGGTCGCACTGCGCAATAGCCCATTTGCCGGAAGCAAACCGATTACCCATCAGGTACCCCCAATAAACTGTTGACGAGGTACAAACCGCACTGCGGCCTTCTCTCTATCTTCTGTTGCCGCCAGCTCCCAAGCCTCGTCGTACTGTTGCTTCAATATAGGTAAGCGATCAGCGCCCCCGGCGATTTTCAACGCCAAGTAGTACGACAGGCCAGCGGCCAAACAAGGAATGAATCTGAACGGCACGTCCATGACGTTAACACCACCACCCGCATCCTGCGTGCGGCGTAGACGCCAGTAAACGAACGTATATTGTTGAGCTGAATCTGGAGTCGGCCAAACCGTAACGGCTGGAACCTGCGCCCAATACACGGTGGCCGTAGCTATATGGGGTACAGCGATTGTGTTTTGTTGGCCACGGAAGCAGTTGTACAGCGTGCCAGAGGTAGCGTTTGTATTCTGTGTGATGTAGCCGTAGTTGATGATCTCGTCATCAATCTTAATAAACCCAGCGGCTGGCAAACCTGTCACGTCGTTCAGCACAATCTCTGTACTTGTGGACGTGATTGTCGTTGTAAGTGTGGCGGAGATAGGCGAGTTCTGCCCGTTAAACCGCTGAACCCAAACCTGAATTGGTCTGGCTTGTTGAATCTTGTTGGGGATCGTGGCGTAGGTAGAAACACTAATACGCGTGATTGTTAGGTCGGCTTGCGTAGACGCAACGTTGTTACCCGTGCGGATAACTTGCTCAATCAGATCAACTGTATCGTCTGGGAGAGCGTAGGTATTTTGGCCTTGAACCAGAGTGATTTCACCCTGCTCAATCGTCCACATATTGATACCGCGATTGGCCCAATCTGCAAACATAATGTTCAGGCTACGACGGGCAGTACGCAGGTCATAACCAGTACGCAGTTCACCACCGGCGCGTTCAAACGCCTCCTCGACCAAATCATCGAGTTGGAGATTAAAGCTTGATGCGCCAGAAGTAATTGCCATTATCTAAACCCTGCTGTTTTCTTTGCGATTGCTTTAGGTTGCGCTACGAATTGTTTTCCGGCTTTTTTGCCTGCTCGTTTTGCTTTGGTAGTCGCAGCGTACTCCGCAGGGCTGAGAGCCTTGATCGCAGCGCTTGGAAGGTATCGTTCGCCAGTTTTGCTA